TCACCGCACATACTAATATTGCCAGGCATCCATACATAATAGCGCTGTAATTCCCATAAAATACGCTGTCACTAATTATAACGCCCCACTCTATAAATGTATCTTCGATTGCAAATAAAAAATAGGCTGCCACATATAATATGTAAGCATATGCTGACACGAAAGATGATTTATACGACAAAATACAGAATACTATAGCCAGATAGGCGTAAAAAATACCTAGATAGTTAAAATATACATCTAAATACGAATTATAGTAGATGGTTATAGACTCAATAACTATAACGAAAAAACAAGCAACGCCAGTTTCTACCCATTTTTTAGTAAAAAAAGAACACGAAGCCATGAAAATAACAGCTGCTATTTCAACTATTGGCGTTTCTTCAATCATTTTTTAACTACGCGTGACTTTTTCTTTTTGGGCTTAGTCATTTTATACTCCTTTATTGGCATTGACCGCATTAACACCAAAGCAAGCAGATGTAATGACAGTGAATAACGTGGTTATTGGTACAAACAAATCCGTAACGCTCTCAACAGCAAGATCGACGGATCTATATTCAACATTTTCGATAGTGACTAGCGTACTAAGATCGAATGATTGGCATAATATCAAGACAAGACTAACCGCAATGTAAACCACATAAAGGCGGCACACTGTGCCCGCTATATCTCTACGCATTTTCCCGTTAGGATCTAATGTTTTAATCATTAGCGTTTTAGCTTCGGCGCTTTCCATGTCAGTTTCTATCCACTCGGATGCGATATTCTCAACCGATTTAACTATCCCGCCCGTCAAAAACTTAAATGGATTAAACATTTCTACTCTCCTTCCACATTAGATACTCGCTATACGGATCAATAATAGCGCCCATTATAGCAAGAAATACTATTGGTGTAATTATGGCTTGCGTCACATTGCGCCCCAATGGGTTAGCGAGTAATGGTTCCCGTCATTGAACCTGCCACCCCACCGGCATAAATCGTGCTGATCTTCCCACCATGTGCCAAGTTCAAGATGATCGGATGTTTGCTGTAAGAATTTTCCATCTTTAAACAGGTTTAAATCAATAGCCAGCTTTAGCTTGTGGCATGAGTTTTTATGACCATAAGCCTCTTTTTCACCAAACTCACCATGCAACCGATTATCTCTAAATAGATCACCCCCCCTAATTTCAAAACCTAGCGAATGAGCCTTATCTAAAAGCCCGGGCAATAATCGCATAAACAGCTCTTGTTTTTTACCTAAATTCATAGTCTAACCTCTCAGTTTCTTTAAATGCCTTGATCGCTTAAGGAATATTTTTTGTAATCGACTTAAGTAATCTATACTAAAGCTCTTCGGCGCGTTATCACACTCTAGCCGCTCTACCCGGGAAACCCCTATCTTCTCAATCAAATTGATTCGGTAATCGACTGCATTACCTGAATTATACCGGTTGCACTTAACGCATTGTGCGTGAATATTAAATAGGTTGAATCTTAAGTGTCCAGCCGCGCCCCTGCTTCGATAATGTCCCGCATCAATAGTTCCGCCTGCCTTTTTTTCTGGATGAGAGCCGCAGCTTATACAGGGCTTCCCTTCATCCCTTAGCCTTACATACGCGTTAACCGCTGTCTGAGCCTTTTTAACCCAATCCCTAGCAGTTAACAGGCTTTCTTTTTTCTTCTTAATATCGCTCTTAACTTCCTTTGTGCGCTTTGCTTGCGATTTTTCAGCCCCGTATTTATATGCGTGATCAATATTGCAAAATACACCTAGCGGGACTTTTAGCATCGTTTCGACTGGTTTGTACTCTTTACAGTACCTACAACGTTTTTTACTATTCACTAGGCCGAAGCTCACGCTCGATAAGCGTCACATAGCCAATAATGTCATGCCAAGAGTCGTGAAAATCGGGGTCTCCGTTAAGTATTCGACCTATTTTATGAGCAACCATTTCTAAGCACTCTTTCTTGCTCTCACTCAATAACCGCCAGTTTTTGCTATCAACCATCGCCTTTTTTATGTTTTGCGTAATCATCGCGTGATCATCAAAACTCCCATAAGTCGACTGTCTTTCTTTTAGTGTTGCGCTTATATCATTTGACATCTACCACCTCCCAGCTTCTTATCTCGTTATTGTATTTAATCCTGCATCGCCTAACCACTACCGGCTCATACGTAGGAATGTCAACTATCAACCACTTTTTCGACATAGAGCGAACCTTCGCTCCACGGTGCCGATAGGTTTAGTATTCTATCCCCTGCTTTGATTTTCATTTCTTCGATGGCCATTTTGGCGCGGTCAACCCAAATCGGCTAGACATAAAGTACGATATTGCCTCTGCGATTTTTGTAGGCTCGACAGTAGTTTGATCTTTTGTTGACCTCTTCCCAGTCATAGCTTTAAGAATGGGCTTGTAAACCATCTTCTTAAACGTATCCTTGTCGTGAGGAATACTAAACCCTTCGTTCATTTCATCCATCATGGCTCTTACGTCAATGCCAGCCGCATTGAATACACCAGCGCACATTTCACAATAAACATGCAAAGCGCTAAATTGTGGGGCGCTAATGCCGTGCTTTACAGAATACACGCTGATACCGTGCTTTTCAAAGTCACGGTCTATTTGATCGTGCATAGCCTTCTTCGTTCTTTCGCTATTTACTGTGTGAGTTATTCCGCTCACTACGATACACCAGTCACGGTGCCAATTGCGTTCATAGATATAACGCCACGCTCATAAAGGACTCGCTGCATTTCCGTACACTTAGTAGGCGTTATTCTCAACCCCTTACATATCGACGTCTTAGTTATAACTCTACCACGCTTTAATGCTTTTTCTAAGTATGAGTGCATTCGCAAATATTCGCCCTCAAGCTTATCTATATCTGTTTTAATCGTTCCACCATTAGCGACAAAAGCATCAATCTTTTTTTGTAGCTCCCGGCTTTCTTTTTCTTTTTCTTTTAGGCGTAGTATATCTTCAAGCAAATTAAAAATAACATTGTCACTATCATCATTAGCGTAGTATTCAATATCATCTTCTGTTTTATCGTCTGACCATAATCTCATTTTACATCCTCATTATTAGTTCAATACGTCACATAACAACCAAATAAACAGGGACGTAAAACGCCCGTTATTTAAAAGGTTATGAATCAACTATGCTCAGATAGTAAATTTTATGAACCTTGCCGGATTCTACTTTTATTGCCAAATAGCCCAAATAGTAACCTATTCCGCATCCACCCAATATAACACCGTGCGATGGGTTTTTCTGGCTATCGCTATACATAAACTTAACCTCCGTCCCCTTCGGATATTTTAAGTCAATTAAGTTTTTTACTATCAGCGCGGACTTTTTCGCATTAAGCATTGCTTCTTGTATATCAATTGTCATTACGCCCTCCTGATTATTTATAACAACTGGCTCAGCTGGGAAGCTCGCCCCTAAGTTTTTTACTCCTTCATCGCCAATAGTTTTGGCTATATCTTCTAATGATTTTTTTGGGTTTTTCATTGCTCGCTCCCGCTAGCCAAAGGTTATGTGTCAATTATTTTTGAATTATTAAAATCTTCCAGCTCCCAATCCGACCTCCAAGGCGCACTAATATCTCTCCACTTACCATCTCCTAAAGCGCCGCTGCTTTTAACTTGTTCTGCACCGCATTCACACTTCCTACAATAGTAAATAAGACCCCTTGTTTTCTTTCTGTATTGTACCCATGCGTGACCATCTTCTTTGCCTTTAAGCCACATAACAAAACGGTCAAATACACTCTTCACCTTAATGCGTTTCCATATCCCGCGCTTAATTTCTGTAATTGGTGTTGTTAGTCGGTAGTAATCAGCATGTAATTGATTACAACTCTCTATATCATCAAAAGCATAATGAACAAAAACATCGTCTTTACCCTCGAAAGGCCTAGATAAAAACCAACCATTGCTTTGTTTAAACAGTTCGTACCATAAATTAAAATTCTTTCTGGGTATATATTTTGTAGCTTCCATTATTTCCACCTCGGTTTATAACAACCGCTTTCAAATCGACGGTTGTATATTAGTTTCTTTTTTGGCATCTTTCAGCCGCGCTTTAAAGCTAGGGTTATGTGTCTTTAGTATAAATACCAGCACCCAAGGATATTGCCCGCAATGCTACCTATTATAAAAAGACTAATTAAAAATAAGTCCTGGAATGATGAATACATAAATATTTCCCGCCTTTGCTAAAACTAAAGCCATTGGTGGCAGCAGTAAAAAAGCCATCAGCCAACGGTAATCGCGGCCTAAAGATTATCATTGGCATGATCGCTATTCCGATTCTTGTTGGTGTTGCTGTCCATGAGTATGGGTTATGGCGTGGAAAGCAGAGCACCAACCCCAACCAAGAGCAACACCAAGAACTAACCCCAAAGTCATCGGGTAATGAAAAATAATATCCATAATAAAACCTATAACAAGTTGTTTAAATACATTACAGCCGAAAAAAGCGCGGCTTCCATCGGACTACAAAAAGCGCAGCCGTTTAACAAGGCGTTATGCCTGTTTAGCTAGGCATCCATATAACACCACGGAAAACAGATTAGGCTTGTTGCGGTGCCAGTTAATCAGTGTCTGCCTGCTAACTCCGGTCATCTCTGACACTTGCGCAAGGCTTTTAAGCCCTACGCTTTTTGTTTGTTGTGAGGGAGTCATCTAAGCTAACCTAATCGCTTCCGCAGCCTGAGAAATTAAGTACTCTTTGCCGCCTGCGTGGTTACGTCTAACCTTTGCAACTGCCGCGTCAAAGCTCATGTGGTTCATGTAACCTTTGATTTCGTTAATAATATATTTCATCTCTTTATGCTCCGTTTGCGTTGTTGATGTATATATAATAGCAAACTATTTAACTTATGCAAGAGTTATTTATAATTATTTTACATTTAACTAAGCAAGACATAACAAAGCAATCAAAATCGACTGCGCTACGCTTGCGCTTTATTGCGAGGTTAGTATTCATTAATTGCCGTCATTAGCTGATACGCAATCATCGGATCAATAGCGTTACCTAGCATTCTGTTTCTGTCCATCCGTCTGGGTAGTTCATCATCCACTCTAAGTGACGGGGGCTTAGTTCCCCTTCTCCCTGTCGGGAGGCTGTACCCGTCCATTTCAGGCCGTAAACTGCGGCATCTTTCATTGTCCCGACTTTTGTCCTGTTCTTCCTTCCCCCGTTTATCATTATCTTTTCCATTGCTGGTGCAGGTCTCGCTTTCATTGCGTCCATTGCCTGCGGCGTAGGCCACAATATAAACTCTGTTCCGTCTATGGTTTGCTCCGTTGGCCAGAGACGGAACAATAAACGATTGTGAGGTGTAACCTCCGGCTTCCAAGTCAGCAAGGACTTCGTCCAATCCCAAGGTGACGTGACCATAAACATTTTCACAAATGACCCAAGTGGGTTTTGCCTGTGTAATAATTCTGTGCATTTCCGGCCAGAGGTGGCGGTCATCCTCATGCGCTTTTTGCTTTCCAGCAATACTAAAGGGCTGGCATGGATAGCCACCAGTGATAAGGTCGATTCCTGTGTAGTCTTCACCATTTAACTCTCTAATATCTTTGTGTTTTGGTAGTTTAGGCCAATGTTTGTTAAGAACCTTCCGGCACTCACTATCGATTTCACACTGAGCTACCGTTTTGATCCCAGAAAATTGGGCGGCCAATGTAAATCCGCCGATCCCCGTAAATAAATCTAAATGCTTAATCATGTTCATTAACTCAAAATACTAACAATTCGCTATATTTTATTACTTAACCGCTTCCCGCATTTTCTTAACTGCATCTTTTTCTCTCCACTTATTAACTCTACATTTATCACAGCAAAATCTGGCACGCTTAGTTCCATAGAACTCTTTGTTACATTTTATATTTTCGCACTTCTTTTTCTTTATCATGGGATTATTGTAACGCAATAGCGTATCTTGTCCAAGCAAATAAAAACCAAAGGATCACTTATAGAGCTGATTAATATCAGACTTCACCATCTTTGCTTGCCGCCTCAGCATTCCGCAACACTCGTTTATTGATAGAGCTTCTTCATCGCTTAACAATACATTCATCAATTTTCGCTGTTCTTGCTTTAGCTCTTTACGCAAACGCCTTAACTCTTCCTGTAGCTCTTTCACGCCACCACCCCCACAATAGGCATGCACAGCCAAGGCTTAGATGCCACACCTATTATCTCGAATTTATTTCCCAGCGTTATTGATCCCGCTTGTTTTAACTGCTTTAGCCGGTCGGTTATTGTTTTTCTTTTTAAAGCCATGTTGCGAACCAGCCATTCGACAGTAGGGTATATCCCGTGTATACGAAAATAGCTTGTTATTTTTTCTAGTGTTACGTCTAGTGCGTTCATGTATTACTCCGGTCAAAATCAAACATATCTTCCTGAAATGCAGGCTTTGTAACGTCAAGCCCAATTTCAGATAAGTGCATCATCATTAAAAAATAAATGCTTTTCGCACACGTATTTTCTTCATCTAGTGGCATGGCATCTTTAAAGCCATTGGCCTCAATAAAACAACTCAACCCACCACCTTTTGTATCTGATATTTTTATCGAGAAATCCGCCATATCTTTCCCCTTTTATTATAAATAGTATTCTTTAACGCTAACCGTGCCGCTAAAACGTGTTTTTACCCGCTTCCAGCGATCTTTTACCTTGATGCCCATCGCTTTTAGCTCGCAGATTCTCTTTGGAAATGATCCAACACCAAGCTCAACTCTCGCCTTTTCGCTTGTTAGCCTTGCCCCGGTCTTTAGGTATTCATGCACTCTTTTTTTCTGGCTCATATCATCCCCCTGTTAGTTAGCCTATATCTTAATTTTTAATATTCTGCCCATGATCTATCTGTCAATCTTTCGTGCAGCGGTATATCTCTAGTTTGTCGAGGATATTTAATCATCGAACATTGCGAGCAGTTTGGCACTCTCTCTGCAACCAAGCTCGATTCGCTTTTCTTTGGCTGTGATATCTTCAAGAGCCGTTGCCCGGTCAAAACTCTTATACATTTGCGAACAAATCGGTGGTTCACCGTATGCAACCACAGCAACCGAAGACGGAGGCCATATATCATCGCCCATGCGTGCCGCTTCTTTGATATCACCTTCAATTCGCTTATAAGATCGCTGCCAGTGCTTGTCAGTGAAATGACCAAGCTCGCCACACCATCGCTTAAAGTTTTCTGTATATTCATCTTTTTCATTCAAGTAATCCCCTTCTGTCGATACCCATTTGTGTTGATATAACTGTGTCATTCTCACCCACAATCTGACCATAATGCTCAGGTGTCGAGGATCGCATGTCCATTGACTTTTGTTTTCTTTCCATTCGCTCGAGTGGAGTTTCTTTGATATGTTGTTTAGGTCTATTTTGTCCATTAGATGAACCCTCACTGATATTTTGGTTTAGATACTCTTCAAACCTTGTAGCGTTGAATAATGTAGATGGCCGTAAATATCTAGCCATTTCGCCGCCCTTCCATTCTCTGCATTTTTTATCTATTACGTGGCAAATATCGGAAACACTATAATCTTTTAGCCTAGAATTAATTAGCTTGCGATTAGTGTCAGTGTGGCGGTAATTAGTCCCAGCCGATTGATTAAGCACGTTAATAACAACATCTGCATCCGTGTTAGCAGAATCATCAATAACCTTAACTGCTTTAACCGCTGGCTTTTTCTCGATAACTGGAATTATCCCAGCTGTTTCTTTTTTCGTTAATCCTAAGTAATCGCCAAGCGCCTTATTAGCAACCCATGTTTGCGACCGACCTTCTCTTTCGCAGTATTTCTTCAATTTATCTACTAGGTTTCTATCTAGCCTAAATGCGGTCTGTATAGTCATATGTATACCCTTTGTTATATTGTGTTATACATTCTAATAGGCCTATTATTATTATGCAACCTTTATCGCTGGCAATCTAAAAACTCTTTGCTGCTTCTGGCGATCTTGGCAATTTCCACAACCCATTCATCCGCGATAGTAAGATTATCAATAACAATATAGCCATCGTTCATTGTTATTTCCGCGCCAATACTTTCTAAAAACTCTAACATTATCATTGCCTTTATTTAAGGTATAAGGGGTCTATGATAGGCTCTTAGTGACCTATTGGATCACCTTAGCTTATCTTGTTTAAATATCGTATCAATTACAAAACAGATCTTATCAGAGCATAGTTTATAGACTTACGAGTCTGACCTACCAAAAAGGTTAATGTCACATGAAGGCTCTGTTTAATGCAGCGCGTGAGATACATCGCAACTACATACACCCCTATCATCCACCTAGCGTACTAGATTTTGCCTTGAGCGTTTCCACTGTTTAGCTGGTGCAATTGTTTTATATTGGCTTAATTTGCCTGTTATAGTTTAATTGTGTGAGATAGGTTTCGTTTTACGGTGTAAACCTTTACTGAATCTAATGAACCGTACAACTAAATCTTTGCGAATCTTCCGTGTAATTCTTTCGCTTTTTCAATATAAGCCTTTGACGCTTCTTCCAAAGTGTCAAACCTGCCTATATGAATTCGTTTGCCTTTAATGGATATTTGAGACTTATATCTTTTATTTGAAGCGTCAAAATAAACACCTTTATAACCAGTGCTATTATTTGAGTACATGTTTTGGTTATGCTGATTTTGGCTACCATTAGCCAATCTAAGGTTAGAGAATACATTGTCATTTCTTTTGCCATTCTTGTGATCAACAAAATTTATAGGCATGCGGCCTAAAACATAGAGGTACGCCAACCTATGCGCGTAATAATTCTTTCCATTAATCATTAGCTGAATATAGCCGTCTGGCCTCAAGCAACCTGCCTCGCTTCCAGCTTTAGCTTTAGGCGATCTATAAGAAAGCCAGTGGAATTTACCGCTATCCTTGCAGTATCTTAGAATTTGTTTTAGATCGTCTTGTGTCATTGCCGCATAATCCAAAATTAATGAACCGTGCAATAAGGGGGGGGCAGGATATAGATGAATTTGAGGCAAAAAAAAAGGCCTTAGAAGTTGATTCAGCCTTGGTAGGGGCTGCGAATCAGTAGAGAAAAATCACCCAACTGAATCAACGTCTAAAGCCTCTACTAATTCACAATTCTATAGAGCCTACCAAAGCCCTTATTACTTTCCGATACTTAAAACGCCTCGGAGTACGGCGATGCGCTTATTATACTATAACTGTTTTTGTTGTAAAGCGTTCAGCCATCTTCGTTTTCAATCTCAACGTCTACAGCCTTAACTAGCCTGCTCATATAATCGTCATAACATTGATAGCTTATATCCATATTTTCAGCGGCATCACCTTCAACCCAGTGTTGCTCCGCTAGCCATTTAAATCGCTTTTCCCATATATCCATAAATCACCTATTTAATTTAGTTGTAATTTTATTTTTAATAAAGTAAAGTTGCTTTACTGGCTTATAGCAATCAGCAAGAAAGAGATGAAAACTTAAACCACTTTAATCTCACTAACCCGCTTTTCGGAAACGTCTAGCGGGTTTTTTATTTCCCGGTAATCCCAAAGCCGCCATTTCTATCTTCACCGCCAAGCTCATCTACAACGGTTAACTCATCGCTATAATGATCAACAATAACCATTTGAGCTATGCGGTCGCCTTTAGATACTTTATACGCCAAGCTACCAAGGTTTATTAATAATATTTTAACCTCGTCACGGTAGTCTGAGTCGATAACACCTGCAAGCGTTGATATGCCATATTTATAGGCCATACTGCTACGATCTTTAATTATACCTACCTTACCCATAGGTATTTCCCACGCGTAGCCTGTAGGCACTAATACGCGTTGCATAGGGTTGATGGTAAAATCCTTGTCAGACTGTAAATCGTACCCAGCCGCGCCCGTTGTTTGTCTTGCCGGTATTGGTAAATCGCTTAATTTTTTAACTTGCATTGATGCTCTCCGTTTTTAATCTTTCTATTCAACTCGCCTAAGTACTTTAGGACCGGTACAGCTTTATATTTATCAGTGTTCAGCTTTTGCACGTTTTCATAGTTCGTTAGCTCGCACACTGCCTCGTTATCGCTTAATCTAACTATCACCCAGCTCATGCTCACCCTCCATACCATCAGCCCATCCCCTAGCTATTAGGGCTGCACCAAGAATCTCTTTGCCGTGTTCAGCGAGCAGATAATCAAAGCCGCCGTAGTAGTCTAGGGCCGCCCCTATCGTTTCCATGTCGTCTGCTAACTGGCGCAGCGCTGTTATGAGTTCGGGTTTTGTTGGCTGCTTATCTGTAGTCATTGTCTCACCTCAATTAACGCATTATTTGCAATATTCCACGTTGCCGAAAGTTTAGCGCCATCACCTGCAACTATTTCTTGATGCTGCTTGATGTCACTCAATGCCTTTTCCAGCTTTTCGATGTGATCTGCAATTTCTATAGCTACGTCGTTTTTTCTGGCTACGCATTCATACAGCCATTGTAGTCGTCTATGATTCATCACTAACCTCTTTATGAATACTATCCGCATACGCCTGAATTTTAGCTTTCTCAGCCTTTCCGGATGATACTGGCACGAATACATTGCGAATCTCTTTAACGCCGTTAGCGGCTCTCTTGTCGCGTTCTCGCTGTGAAGTTTCTTTTGTTGTTAGTGGGCGACTCATAAAGCCACCACAACATAGTCAGAAAGAGCCTTTGCCGCGCCATTTCTCGTCAAATACGTGCTTTGTATTGACTGTATTTTTTTACCGATAGAATCCATGTAGCTCATCACTAGATCGTCATTAATCTGCTCTGGCGTAACACCGTCGGCTTTCATCATATCTGCAACCCATTGAGCTTTGATTTTAAAATCGTTAGTTAGTGTAGTCATTTTTTTTCGCCTTGTTTCTTTTGTTGTTAGCGGGCGGCTTATGCAGCCACCTCAAACCCTTCACGTATGAAGCCGTCACCACCTATAACGAGCTGGCGGCCATCTTCTAGAATTTTAGTGTCATGGCTGCTTTCAATCTTATTACCAAAATAATCAACAACAAAGTCTACCACCTGAAAAGCAACAACCCCTGCATCTTTCAATTCTTGTGGAGCGTCTACTTTTGCGCGTTTAGTTAGTGTAATGTTTTTCATTTTATTTCTCTCTGTTTCCGTAGTTGATGTACATCATTATACAGTCACGCGTGACTATTGCAAGCACTGATTTTACTAAATTTTAAGCAAAAAAAAGCCCACCGAAGTGAGCTAAGGGCTATAACAGCCGAGGGGAAAATCTATTGTAGCATCAAAATGGGATGTCATCGTCGAATGAATCCATGCCGGGCGCTTGCGGCGGCGCCGGTCTCTGTGCCTGTTGTACTGGCTGCTGTGCGCCATCACTCCAGAAAACCTTGCAGTTACCAAGTATAGCGCCGCTATTCTTTTCGCCACCCTGCGGCACTTTTTGCGTTATCATGCCGTTGTTGTCATACTGATCTTTGTTGTCAATATCAATAAACACTGTTGCGTCAAGGTATGTACCTTTAGCACCTGAAAACAAAAGCGCTTTATCAATCTTTGTTACATCAATCTTTAATTCTACACCGATCTTACTCATTACTCTCTCCCGGCGGTATACGCCATAGTTGATATACAGGAATCCATTGTTCTCGGTTATTTACTGATAACGGAGATTCCTTTGTTTTGCAGTGTTATGTGTAAAGATCATCTATACCCGCAATTTTAAACTGCAATCTAACCCAGCTAGGTTCTATACCAATTCTATTTAAGTGAGGCATATCGCTTTTTAAGTAAGTCGCAGCCGATTTTTTTTGGTTTTTTTTGAAAAGATCGCTAACAGCAGTAGCAAAAACCGCAAACATTAATTTGGCTTCTGCACTATCTGGTACTTGTTTTTTAATTTTTGAAACTACAGCCTTTGCGATCACTCTTTTGTTTTTCATTTTTTATTCCTCTGGTTAATGAGAGCCTATAATAATATAAATATAATAATGTTTCTGTGATATGCGTCACATAACAACCATTTTATAGCAGACGGTTATAAAACTGCTTCACTTCATGCTGCGTACCGCCGCAGCTAAAAATAAGGTTATATTACTTTGTGCCATCAAGCACAACTATCATACTATCGTGCATTCCAGCCCTATTCGTTACTCTTTCACCAAAGGTGTTAACCCCTTCAAATTTTACTCTGCCTCGAAGAAATCTAATGTCATCGGCATTAGGTAGTACAACATCGTGGAATAGTTTTGTGCTTGTGCTTACGGGTAGCAGCATTACGCAAAGCCTCCCTTTATTTTTAAACTCTACCGCCCTAGCTACAAACGCCTCTTTTAGCTTCCGACTATATGGCGGGTTTATAAAGTTTCTATTGCCCCACTCTATTAGTAACCCATCCTTGTCTGGTGTTATTTTGCCTGTGTTCAGTGGGCATGGGTCAAAGTCAAAGTTAAATTCAGCGTTAAGCTCATCATACAAAGACGGTGGCGTTGCCCAACTATCACTATGGTTTAAATTTCTATCTTTCATTAATCCCTCCAAAAAAAGCGTAATATAACAACGTAATCAATTTGAGCAACTACGCGCTGCTCCGTTTCCAAATTATTAATAGGTTAGCTGTCACTTAGTCGCTGGATATAACGGCTTGTTTGTAGGCATCCAGTGAGTGATATTTTCAATCATTACCTGTTCGCAATAAGTCTCAGCGTAAATGTCGCTAGTTTCACAGAAGCCGAGATCGTCAAACCATGCCACAAGCGCAATACGGCTCAAGCCCCCTTTCTGAATTGTTGCCCAAAAAGGTCTTGCGTTTGGGTTTTGCTCGGGCTTGCAAGCCCTTGTATCCATCCATGCGCCAACTTTCGCGCATTCAAGTTGTCGTTCTAAATCTTCGATTCTTTTATCTGCTGCCAAAAAATCATCAACCAGTCGTCTTAGTAAATCCGGTAATCTTTCTATTGTTCTTTCGTTCATTTCTTGTCTCTCACTAAATTATCAGCTAACAACCGCATCAAGCGGATGCGCTACGCTTACTCGCTTATGCGAAGGTTATAAATATTTGTATTGATCCAAGACAGCATTGCTTGTATTTTGGCAAGTTCTTAAACTGGCTTTCAGGTCAATAATTGCATTTTGCATCTCTGAATAGTTTTCTATGATTTCTCTGACAAGATTTGTGGAGATAGTCATATTTTGCGAAGGCTTTTCAAGTGCTTCTTTATATACTGAATCCATACCTATAACTTCATTCATTTTTAACTCCAGATTTATAACAACGTAATATAAGCGTTACGCTATCGCTTCACTTGGACTTACTCCGCTACGCTTCGTAAGCCATTAATTAATTGGTTATAACTCTTCGTAACCTATATCTAACCGTTTTTGCGCCCACTCATCTGAAACCTTCCATTTCTCATCATCGCTCAGGCCTTCCCATTCTCCTTCGTCCATACCCCAGTCAGCTACGGTATCTACAACCTCTTCACGAGTTGAGTGAATGTTTGCACCAGAATCACAATAAAATTTTACTTTTGCCATTTTCAAATTCCTCAATTAGTTATAACAACGTAATCTTGTGGACGGGTTAACGTCCGTTTGTTTTCTGTGGCATTTGCTGCCGCCACAAATTAAAAGGTTATATTGCCTTGCGTCTTTTCTTGCGCTTATCTTTATCGACCGCCTCCTGCAATATAGCCCTAAGCTCAATGCTTTGATTTGTCTTGTTTTTTATTGCGCGATCTATTAACACCTGTTTCTGGTCTGATGTCACTTCTTGCCTTGCCACATACGCCATGCTTATTCTCCCGTTGAATTAAGCTAACTATAACAGAATATTGCCTTGCGTCAACTTTTATTTAACTTTAAAAAAACTTTGACAGAGTTAAACTTAAGTATTATAGTTAGCGAACTAAAACAAAAAACACCGAGGAAATATTATGAGTTACGAGCCAGATTTTAAATCAATAACAATACCAGCAGACCTATATATAACAGACGTTAACTGCCTTTTTCAGTGGTCGGACGATAACTATCCCAAAGACGTTAAAGCGGTATGCGGTAACCCTGAGCAACTTATGGACTGGATAGCACACAACAACTATCACATTCAAAGCGTAGACCGTCAGGGTAACGGATTGTTTAATCTGCAAATACACGACTACAACGAAATCTGGAACGCTACTATATTGGTAGTTAACGAAGCCACGGAGATACGATAATGGCACTAGAAGCTATATCAACTACTTACCGATTTGCTTGTGACGAAGGCAAGAAACTTAACGCTGAGATAGCAAAGGGCGTGCTAATAGGATTAAACCCCTCATTTGGTCACGGATATCGTAGCGTTGAGTTCACCGTCTCTGACGACAACGATACACGAAAAGCACAAAATCTAAGGAATGCACTATGGTACGCACAAAGAGAAATATAAAAATACTGGTGTGGGTTATCTCAGCGATAGCATGCATTTCATTAATCCCTTATATGGCAGAAATTTATGAACTTAATCAATAAAATACCAACATGGCTAGCAGTAAGCATCATAACAGCTTGCTTGCTGGTATCTGGCACCATTGAATACAACTTAGAATTACAACAAATAGCAGGGGAAAGACAATGACAAGTATCGGTAATGAGCAATTCTGTGATGAATGGATGTTAGGCTATAACGAATGTAAAAACGGTGTGCCTCACGAAGATAAAGGCGAAGCACATAGGCGAGGATATTCAGCTAGATACGAAGAAGAGCAGCTAATGGAAAAAGGGGTTTTACGATGAGCGTAGTATTATTTAAGGATGTAGCAACAGAAGATATTATTTCTAGCCTTGAAGAAGAGGGTAAAAAATACACCGGCCTTTATGTTGATATGAATAACGCTCCTGAGCGAAAGTACGTGAAAGATCAAGCGGAAACAATAACTAAAATGCTAAAGGCTCTGGATCGCGCCAGAATCGACAAAGCAAAGGATTTTAAAGCTAGTGTAGAGAAGGAGGCCGCGTACATAAAAGAGCGGCTAGAGGAAGCTAATAGGCCATTTACACTGCTTATTGATGCTCATAAGGCAGAACGCAAAAAGATACTAGATGAACAAAAGCGTATCGAAGATGAGAAAGCTATGGCTATCGAAAAAGAGCGTGATCATGAGTACGCGTTATTGATGGACGCTAAGGTAATGGCAGACAAGGCCGAAGCCATACGCGAGCAGCAAGCCCGTGACGAGCTTATAGCGAAACAAGCGGCAACCGCAGCAGTAGAGCAAGAAAGGCGTGACCGCGAGTTTCAAGAAGCGGTAGAAAGGCGACAAAAAGAGCAGCGCGAGTCAGATATAGCTCACAAAACAAAAATCAACAATGAGATACTTTCTGCCTTGATGCAAAAAGCGGAGCTGGACGAGGCTAAGGCAAAGGCCGTTATAACTGCTATTTACAATAACAAAATACCAAACGTTAGAATCAATTATTAGGAGTGTTTTATGATGTCAATTACAGAGCAACTAAAGGCACCGTTTGACCCAAAAGTAGTCCACTGGCGAGTAGGTGCAACCAACGCAAAAAAAAATAACGGCGTGGCAACTAAAGGTATTGCTCTTGCATATCTTAATGCTAGAGACGTGATGAAGCGATTCGATGATGTATGTGGCGACCTATGGCAAGTGGATTATCCTTTTGATGGGTGTTGTCGCATTGGCGTAAAAATTGGTGACGAATGGCTGTGGCGAAGCAATGGCGCTGGTGAAACTGACGTTGAGGGTGAAAAAGGCAAGTACTCTGACGCATTCAAACGAGCCGCTGTTTTATGGGGTGTTGGTAGATACTTGTATTACCTAGATAGCACATGGGTTGAAGTAGATAAATGGAAGTCAATAAAGACTCATCCAGCTCTTCCGAGATGGGCGCTACCTAAATCACAGTAACCAAAAAGGCGACTACGGCCTGCACTGGGTCGCGGTCGCCTGATTGGCTTAACGGTAGACTTTTAATGGTTAAAATCCGCATCCTTGCGCGTCGCATTCTCTTTGCTTTAAATCGTGCAGCTTCATAGATTAAACATTGTTTGAGGTCGAGATAGCGTCCCACTGATTATTTCCATTTCTGTCTATTAGCAGCATCAACAAAATGTGTAGGCTTAGTAGCAGAACAATGAACTATAATTTTAGTATCAATTTCTTGATCTAGAAACTTCGTACCAATTTGTCCCATTACACGCTAATACTAATGTGCTATTTGCGGAGGTTATAAAACTACCAGATAATTTCAAATTAGAAGTATCTGTAACAGTAATAATGCCCTGGAAAATCAAAGTAAGTACTTCGCCAGAATGTCCAGATGGAGTAATATTGAAGAAATTAGTTGTTCCGCTTATTTCATAAGTATCATACCCCTGCGGCAATGTTAAAACTCCGCCTGACACTTCAGTGCTAGAATCCACTACTGGAATTGCTGACGCATTAAACGCACCATTAAATAAATTGTCGCGAAATATTCTAAGTGCGCCTGCATTGCCAAGACGAAATCCGGGGGCAGTTGAGTCTGGGCAAATATTTCCGTATATACTGCATGTACTATTAATATTGGCCGCTATGTAAATAGATCGCTCCATGTTAGCGTTAGCATCAGTAATAATATTACCAGCAATCACATACTCACTACCTCCAGACTGCACATAAATTCCATACTCATCACCAACTAAATTTCCTGTCGCACAATCTTTAATAGCATTATCCTTGATTGTTACGTAGTTTGAAGCTGGCCCAGCTTCAGAAATGGCTGAATTAACACAGCCTCTGACCATGTTTTCCGATATATTAAGATTATTGCAATTCTTCCAGAAGATACCGCCAGCACCTGAATTAATTACAACATTGGTTGTCACATTGCAATCCTGGGTGTCACGTATATCAATACCGTAAGCGCCAGTATCAATTACTGTATTGCCAGATATTACACACCCCGTAGATAAAATAGTAGGTGTTCCAGCAGTAATATTGTCAATTAGAATGCCGTCCGATCCTGTATTGCTAATCGTATTTCCTGTTATTGCAATTGTATCCGGCTGTATTCCAAAGGAATCGTAGCATTGAACTTTTAAGCCAGTGCCAACCGCTCCAGTGTTCCGAATAATATTGTCAGCGATTACAATACGCTTTATTCCCGTGTCAGCGTATATGCCGTGTTCATTAATGAGGTCGTGGATTACATTTTCTGAAACCAAAACTTCTGATGAACCTTGACCAATGATCACGCCTTGAGCGACATCAGTAATATCATTATTAACTACCTGTAAGTTTTTGCCGATTAACGTAACCCCGGTACAATTCCTATAATTTATATCTACGCCTAGCACAGAATTTCCAGGCCCAGTAACTGTATTGTTGGAAAAAGTAATTTTATCGCCACCAGACGATATGTATATCGGGGAATAATAAAAATTCACAAACTTATTTGCAGACACTGTCAAATTTGTTGTGCCTGACCCGCTTATGCATCTAGCTAATGATGAGGATGTGTTTGTAAATGACGCTTCACTCTTGCCTACGAATTTGCCGCCAAATATAGTACATCCATCAGTAGAACCGGCATTTATAGTAATAGTCTGGTCAGTTCCTTGTGTGAGAGTGGCTTCATTAAAATGTAAACAATGATTATCAGATAATATTAATGTTCCTAATACTAAAAAGTTATCGCTAGAGTCACCGAAAATTATATATTTTGCGGCATTCAAAGTGTTCTGTATTGCCGCTGTATTATCAGTCACACCATCCCCAGCTGCGCCAAACCACTTAACATTAACGGCCCCACTATAGATTCGCTCCCAATACCAGTTAGCATCAATAACAATGATAGTGCCGCCGTTATCGGTTACGCCATGACCAACTACATTACGCAACACACCTTGACCACCTATACCTTGGTCGGTGACTGTTAGGGTTTGGCCGTCTACCACTTCACTTACATCAATAGACCTAACCGCGTTATAATTGGTTTTGTAAATACAAAAATCAGTGGCGACCGAACTTCCTGGCGATATAGCGCTAAGA